GAGCTAATTTTAAATGGCAAAGAAGCCGATACCTATGTCGTAAATGCTGAAAGAAAAACTTTTTGCAAAATTCATACTCCAGGAAAAGAACCTGATAAAGATTGCATGAGAGATTATGTTGAAGATTGTAAAAAGAAAGCTCCAATTATTCCTTTGCCAAATACCATCTATAAATCCGGTTTTTATTCCTAAAAATCTCCTACCTTAAACCTTTACCTACCTAAAATTGAGTCTAGGACTCACTTATTTAACCTTTTAGTATCTTATATTTTTTGATATTAATAAGTTGCTAATGAGGATTGTATTTAAAAACAACTGTGCTAAGAAAACTATGCTAAATGGTCTAGCACCATTTCAGCACCAAATGGTTAAAGCGCTCTTAGCTCAGTTGGATAGAGCAACGGTTTTCTAAAAAATCTAGATTGTCCTATACTTACAATTTCTATTAGTTTTATTAACTAATATGAAAGGATACTAAAACCTTGAATAGAAATAAAAAACATAGGAAAATCACAACATCCATTGTTTTAAATTTTGGTGTTAGCACCATTTTAGCACCACATTTTTTAAAATCTTTTGAGAGTTGTAAATGGATAGAGCAACGGTCACTTTTTGCCAGCGAGACCGTTACTCTATCCGATATATTTGACTATCTATCTGGGTTCGGTATTAAATATATATGAACGACCTAAGAATAAGTAAGAAGCGTAATAAGTATGTTATCTTAAATTATTCAGATAACAGAAAACAAATTGGTAAAGGTGTTACTAATAAAACTGATGCCAATATTTTACTTAAACAACTGATAGCAGATGTAGCAACTAAAAAAGTTGTTATTACAAATCGGTTTAAGTTTAAGGATGAGTATAAAAGATATGCTGAGAACAGACTAAAACTAGCTGAAGATCAAACTGTTAGACTAAGTAAAGCAAGTATTAAATATTATGAAACTGCTAGTAGGCTTTATATACAACCTTGCTTTCCTGATGTTTATATAGATGAAGTTTGTGGTCCAGTATTAGATAAGTTTGTTCAATGTCTTTATACTCAAAAACAAGTACCTTGGAAAACTGCTAAGAATGTTATTAGCAAGATTAAAACATTTCTAAGAGACGCTGATGGTCTAAAGATGAATGTTGACCATTCAGTTTTCAATTGGAAAATGTCTAAACAATTTCACTTGCAGCCTGAAGATGATGCTGATTTCTATCCAAAAGAAACTGCGATTATTCAACCAGCTCAAGCTGTTAGATTAATTGGTGGTTTATATGAAAAGAGAAAAAATAGTTATAGAGATTTATTAAAACTTACAGCTATTGCTTCTTTTACATATCTTGGATTGAGATATTCTGAACTTAAAGGCATAAAGAAAGCTGATGTTAATTTAGTTGATCAGTCTATTTATATTGGTGGAGTATTTGACCATGTTGAAAATAGGTTTAAAAAGAAAACTAAAAAGAGAGCATCAACTAGATATGTGGAAATACAAAATGATTATCTTCCATATATAACGGAGTGGATTAATAAGATTAAACATTTAGATAATCCTTATTTATTTCCTTCACTTAAAACTAAAGGACCAATGTCATCATATTCTTTTAGAACAATGCTTTGGGAGACATACGAAGAGTATGGTTTAGCAAAACTTGAGTGGAAGGTTAAAGATAACAATAATATAGATGGTAAAAGAAATCCTGGTAATAGAGGTGTTAGTAAAACTTTTACTATTATTAGTTCTCCATTTAAAGACTGTCCAACAAAGGTATTTAGACATAGTTTAGCAACGCATTTAGTTAATGCTGTTAAATCCGATCCTTTAATAGATCAAAACTATGTAATGAATGTTTTAGGACATGGTGATTACAAAACTACTGAAAGTATTTACGGTAATCATGTGTTACAAGTCTCTCCAGAAGAAAGAGCAGCTAGAAGAAGAGCTGTTCAAAAAGCTATAAAGCTACAAATTACTAAAAATTAATAGGTATCAATGGTCATGCGGACTGCTAGATTGCAGTCTGCGTGGCTCTATGTGGCTTTGCCAAAGCGTTTTTTGTTAAATATTAGGAATTATATTTTTTTCTAAATTTTATAGCCTCTGACTTTGATAAAAAAAGTTGTTGGCTAAAAGATACTTTATTAAGCTTATTAACTAATTGCTTTATTGTTAAAGCTTTAATTCGTTTACCTTTTAAAACATAAATTTTTTTATTACTCATAACTCATATATATACTAAAATTTCTATGAGGTATAGATCACAATCACTTCAAGATCTTAATGTGCGTGGCTCTATGAAGGTATCTTTTCTTGTCTTCGGCTCTCTTTTGCCAATATAAGTTTATTTGCTTTCTCATTGGAGTTCCTTTTCTCATCAAACTATCATCACCTATAAAGTTATCTCTCTCCAATCTTCCAATTCCTCCAGCTCTTGTAATTCGTTTATTGTAATGTTTCTTACCTTGATGCGGCATTAGTCTTTTTTCCTTACTATACCTAAAGCTTCATTACCTTCTTCAAGGATCTTATTATCTTTCTTTAATTTATATATTTCTTTTTCAAGTTTTCTTATATGAACTCTCAAGTCTCCATTGTTTTTTTTATGGATTTCTTCCAGACCTTCTAGGTTTTTAACTTTTCCTTTTAGATCTTTTATCGTTTCTTTAAGTTTTTCTACTTCTTTAGCTTCTTCAAATAATCCTGTGTATGTCATGAAGCAAAGTCGTCCTCTATTATTGTTTCGGTATTATGAGTGTCGGTTACAAGATTGGCTTTGTTAGCTGCAACAATCTCAACATGTGTATCTCTAAGCTCTTCTTTACAGGCATCTTTAGCTTCATTAAGTGTTGCCATAAGTGCTGGAAAATTACTCTCATACACACCGTATATATAAAGATCATTAATTGCAGCCGTTACTCTGGATAAACCTTTATGTCTTTTCTCTAGTCTCAGTAGCTTCTGGTCTAGCGCCATCTTTTAATACCTCCTTTAATTTGTATTTAATATTTTCAATTTTAAGATCATCAATTTGAACCTGGCTATCAATAGGATCTTCACCTTTAATAGCCTTGTCCTCACTCTGATACTCTTCTTTAAGCTTGAATGATGCTTCGCCTTGAGTTGTTTTAATTATATTAGACATCAGACTTAAGCTTTGTTGTTTCTTCTTTTGTTACTACTTGATTACCTAAGTCTATCGTCTTTTTAATTATCGGTTTTAGGTTTGACAAAAGAACAGTTATTATTTCTTTACTCAACAATCCTTCAGGCTGATAGCTGACAACACACATATATTGACAAGCAGCATCTGGATCAGTTTGCTCTTGGATCTCCACCTCAACCTTATCTGCTTTGATTATGGACATTTTGCTATTATCTCCTTCTTAATCTGATCCGTTAAAGCTTGCTTTTCTAGTGCTTTATCTACCTCTATTTCATAATCGAGCCAGTCCATATCGCCAGTAAAGCCTCTATGTTTAGTAATCATATTAGGATCTATTAGGACCTCTAATTTAACATTAAAGAACTTGGCTAATTGATGTAGCCTATAAGCACTACATCCATTTAATCCTTTTTCGTACTTCTGAAGCTGCTGAAATTTTACTTTGCAATATGAAGCAACTTTGGTTTGATTTAGTTTTCTAGCTTTTCTTAGGTATTTGATATTACGACCAACAACAGTATTAAAAGCTAAATCTTCTGCTGTTTTCTTTGATCCTCTTTTTCCGTCAGGCATCTTATTTCCTCAATTGTTATGCCGAAATAATCTTCACACTGTTTATGCCAATTACTCATATTCATAGTGGTTGATTTTTCAGCGGTTAGATAGAAGCATTCAGGTGGCATTTGCCTAAATACCTTGTCAGCATTAATAAAGAATGCTGGAAGTTTGTTTTCATATTTAATCCACCATTTACTGTCATTGATTTGGTGAACTGGCATATCAGAGCTGAAAGCTTGATAGCTTACATAAGTTAAATAGTTGGTATCGTATTTTTTTCTACTCATTAATAGTAATCATCTAGTGGATCGCTGTATTTAATTTTACAAAGAACCTCTGCTAACTTTGCTGCTAATCTTACAGCAATAATAGGTTTAAGGTTCATGTGTTCACCATATAGAGCTACATTTTCAACATCAGTTTCAGTCAAACTATATTCCTTCCAACAACTAAACTTTAATCTGTAGTTAAGAAATTCCTGTGTTGCTATCATTTGACTAGCAGCTTCTCTTGCAACTTTTGTTTGATTATAAAATTCTTTTTCTGGCGTAGTAGGAAATTTAATTACATTATCCATCGACTTGATCCTTAACTATTCCATCTGTATTAAATAATTTTTCTTCAATCTTTTCTTCTATCCATTTTTCCTCTAATATTTTTTTAAGTTTTTTTCCTTTAACAAAATCTTTTTGCATTATTCTTGCTTGATAAAGATAATTTTCTGCATCATCATAACTATCTTCTTTGAATTTTTTTTTAGTTCTATACAATTTGGCCGCAACATACAGATTGGCAACCATGTAACCTGGTATATCTTTATCTAATCCAAGAAGAACCGACCAAATTTTTCCGATGTCTTTCATAGCAACATCAAAATTAGTGCCGTATTCTTCTTGTTTAGATTTACGGATTTCTTTAAGCTTTTGCTCTTTGTTTTCCATTTTTATTCTTTTCTGAAAAATCTTTATGAGCTTGTTGAATATAATAAGAAG